AGGGTTAAATGAGGCAAGAGATGGCAGCACGCCTGATAAATCTACTCTAGTAGGATTACAGAAATTGGCTGCTAACGCATCAAATGTAGCGACTAGACATATTGTTCAGTCTAGTTTATTTTTAACTCTTAAATTAGCTGAAAATGTTTCGCTTAAAATAGGTGATGCATTAAAATTTCCTTTGACAAGAGCATCGTTACAAAACTCTATATCAAATTACAATTTAAAATCGTTAGATGAAGTTATAGACTTAAATCTCCACGATTTTGGTATTTTCTTAGAATTAGAACCAGACGAAGAAGAAAAAGCTCAATTAGAACAAAATATTCAAGTTGCTTTACAAACTGGAGGTATTGATTTAGAAGACGCTATTGATATACGTCAAATTAAAAACCTTAAATTAGCTAATCAAATGCTAAAAATAAAACGTAAGGTTAAAATTGAACGTGATCAAAAAGCACAACAAGCTAATATAATGGCTCAATCCGATGCTCAATCTCAAACTGCAGAGAGAACGGCTATGGCTGAAGTTCAAAAGCAAGAGGCAATAGCTTCTACTAAAGTTAGTATTGAAAAAGCTAAACAAGAAATGGAATTGCAAAAAATGCAACAAGCTGCTCAAATAAGACAAATGGAAATGCAGCAGCAGTTTCAATACGATATGCAGTTAAAACAACTTGAAATGCAAGTGGTAAATCAAAAAGAAGCTTTTAAAGAAGATAGAAAAGACAAAAGAACAAAAATACAAGCGACACAACAAAGTGAAATGATAAGTCAAAGAAAAAATGACGGCTTACCAATAGACTTTGAAAACGAACCAGATCAAGGTTTAGGAGCATTTATGTAATGCTATAACATTTTTTAAATTATATTATATTATGTCAGTAGAAACAAAACAAGAAGGTGAATTTACTTTAAAAGGTAAAAAGAAAACAACTCCAAAAAAATTAACTAAAAACGAAGAAATTACAAAAGTAGATCTAACAAGACCAGAAGCTCAAGGTGAGGTTGTGCCAGATATAACTAAAGTAGTAATTCCAAAAGAAGAAAAAAATGCCGTTCAAGCACAAGAGACAAATGATAGCAATGTTATTGTCGAAGAATCCAAAAACAGTAGCAATAGCGAAGGAGTGGTTGAAGAAGTACGGACCGCCAAAGAAACAGTAGAATCTCCAATACAAGTTATTGAAGAGGTTGTTGAAACTGAAAAAGAATTAAAAGAAGCAATTAGAGATGAAAAAGTTCTAGGTAAACAATTACCAGAAAACATCGAAAAACTAGTTTCTTTTATGGAAGAAACAGGTGGAACCGTAGAAGACTATGTTAGACTTAATGCAGATTATTCTAATGTAGATGATAAAACTTTACTAAAAGAATATTATAAAAAAGAAAAACCATATCTTGATAATTCAGATCTAGAACTTTTATTAGAAGATTTTGACTATGATGAAGATTTAGACGAAGAAAAAGATATACGCAAGAAAAAACTTGCATTTAAAGAAGAAGTTGCAAAAGCTAAACGCTTTTTAAACGAGACAAAGGAAAAATATTACGATGAAATCAAGTTGAGATCAAATGTAAATCCTGAGGCTCAAAAAGCTTTAGACTTTTTCAATCGATATAACAAGCAGCAAGAGCAAGCTGAACAAAACCGAAAAGTTTTTGAAAATAATACTAAAAAGCTTTTCACTGAAAATTTCGAAGGTTTCGATATTAATGTAGGTGAAAAAAAATATAGGTATAAAATACAAAACACGGACACTGTTGCTGAAAGACAGTCTAATATTAACAACCTAATCGGGAAGTTCCTAGATTCTAATGGCACTGTTAAAGATTATTCTGGATATCACAAAGCTATGTATGCTGCAGAAAATGTAGATCGCATCGCATCCCATTTTTACGAACAAGGTAGAGCTGACGCTGTTAAAGAAGTTGTAAATAACTCTAAAAACTTAAGTGACGCAAAAGCTAGACCATCTAATAATGGAGATGTATTTTTAAATGGCTTTAAGGTTAGAGCTATTAGCGGTTCTGATTCTACAAAACTAAAAATTAAAACTAAAAAATTTAACTAAAAAAATTATTTATTATGAGTTTAACTCCTCAATTTGGTAAAATTGTACCAAGTCAAAGTCAACAGTTACTTGACAGTAACTACTTGCAATTTAATGATCCAGCTGGTGCTGACTTTAGTTCTTTTGCTCAACAATATCTTCCTGAAATTTATGAGCAAGAAGTAGAGCGATATGGAAACCGCACACTTTCTGGATTTTTACGAATGGTAGGCGCTGAAATGCCTATGACATCTGATCAAGTTATCTGGTCTGAGCAAAACCGTCTGCACATTGCTTACGATGGTTGTACTCTACCAAGTAGTTTAACTATTGACGTTAATCCAACTGCTGCTGCAGATGTACAAAACGTTATTTCTCCAAACTCTACTATTGTTGTTTTAGATCCAGCTACTGGACTTGAAGCAAAATGTTTGGTTACTGATTCAAATACTACTACTAACGTAATTACTATTCAACCTTACACGCTTAATAACCTTTCTACATTTACGGCTAGTGGTTTAAAAGTATTTGTATATGGTTCTGAGTATGCTAAAGGATCTTCAGTAACCAACGGTGTAACTGGTGCTAACACTGGTGATCAATTTATTTCTGTAGAACCTTCTTTCCAACAGTACGCAAACTCACCAATCATTGTGAGAAGTAAATACGTTGTTAACGGTTCTGATATGGCTCAAATTGGTTGGGTTGAAATAGCTACTGAAGATGGTTCTTCTGGATATTTGTGGTATTTAAAAGCTGAATCTGAAACTCGTTTACGCTTCGAAGACTACCTAGAAATGGTATGTGTTGAAGGTGAAAAAGTTGACGGTGCTGTTTCTCCAATCATTGGACTTAAAGGTACTCAAGGTTTGTTCGCTGCTATCGAAGAGCGTGGTAATGTAAATGTTGGATTTACTGCTGCTGCTGGTCTTACTGCTTTTGACGATATCTTGAAAAACTTAGACACTCAAGGAGCTATTGAAGAAAATATGCTTTTCTTAAATCGTCAAACTTCTTTAGATTTTGATGATATGTTAGCTGCTATTTCTTCTGGATCAAGTGGAGGTACTGCTTATGGATTATTTGAAAACTCTGAAGAAATGGCTTTAAATCTTGGATTTAGCGGTTTCCGTAGAGGTTCTTATGATTTCTATAAAACTGATTGGAAATACTTAAATGACGCTTCTACTCGTGGAGCTATCAATGGTATTAGTTCTATTGAAGGTGTATTGATACCTGCTGGAACTTCAACAGTTTACGACCAAATTTTAGGAACTAACATCCGTAGACCTTTCTTACACGTTCGTTACCGAGCTTCTCAAGCTGATGATCGTAGAATGAAGTCTTGGTTGACTGGTTCTGCTGGTGGTGCTTTTACTTCAACTCTTGATGCTATGGAAGTAAACTTCCTATCTGAAAGATGTTTAGTAACTCAAGCCGCTAACAACTTTGTATTATTCAAAGGAGTATAATTATCAAAAATCTTGGGGTCGTTAAATTCGGCCCCAGGATTTTATTTTTTTAAATTATTTAATTTTATTATATTATGGCTAAAAAAGCTCAAGCAGTAGAAAAAATTGAGGTTGCACCTCAACCAACTAGTGAAGTAAATGCACCGGTTCAAAAAAAACAAAAACCTGAGTGGGAAATTAAAGACAGAATTTATTATTTGAAACACAATAAATCACCACTTACTCTAACAATACCAAGTAAGCATACACAAAAACATCCACTACTTTATTTTGATAGCAAAAGTGGAAAACAAAAAGAAATTAGGTATGCTACAAATCAAGATTCGCCTTTTGTCGAAGATCAAAAAGGAGAAGCTACTTTAGGTCACATTATGTTTAAAGATGGTGACTTAAGAGTACCAAAAGAAAAACAAAATTTACAAAAGTTACTTTCTTTATACCACCCATTAAAAGGCAAGTTGTATGAAGAATTCAGTGCTGTTGAAGAAGCTACAGATCAATTAAGTTTATTAGATATGCAGATTGATGCTTTAAATATGGCTAGAGAAATGGACGTAGATTTTGCAGAAGCTATACTAAGAGTTGAACTAGGCTCTAAAGTTACTTCAATGAGTTCTAAAGAGCTTAAGAGAGATCTATTATTATTTGCTAGAAACAATCCATCGTTATTTATTAGTTTAGCAAACGATGAAAATGTACAATTAAGAAACTTTGCTATACGAGCCGCGGAAGCTGGTATAATAAATCTTTCTCAAGATCAAAGAACATTTACATGGGCTTCAAACGGTAGAAAGTTAATGAATGTACCTTTTGACGAAAATCCATATTCTGCCTTTGCTGCTTTTTTAAAGACAGATGAAGGTGTTGAAATCTATAATTCTATAGATAAAAAACTATAAAAACAAGTGATACTAATATGATAG